AGGGCTTCCTTGACTGGCTGTACAGCAAGGCACAGGCTCGGTACGACGGCGCGATGGCAGCCGTGGCAGAAGGCGCGGCGCAAGAAGGGCCAGATGCGCTGCTCGCCGAGCTGGAGGCCGCCAAGCTCAAGGCTCGCCACGGACTGACCGAGAAGACCTTCTTGGTCTGCGACAGCATCAAGCGGCTGTGGCGCCGCGCGCACCCTGCCATCGCCAGCTACTGGAAGGGCACCTTCGACAACCCGGGCCTGTCCCTCACCATCGAGCGCGCGATCAACCAGCCCGGCACCACGATGCAGTGCCGCCGGCTCAAGGTGCGGGTCGATGGCTCCTGGCTGCGCATCGGCCTGCCCAGCGGCCGTGCCCTCTGCTACCCCAACATCCGGTTGAAGGGCGACACGATCACCTACACCGGCTTCAACCAGTACACCAAGCAGTGGGGCACGGTCAGCAGCTACGGGGGCAAGTTCTTCGAGAACGTGACCCAGGCCGTGGCCGCCGACATCCTGTTCGGGGCCATGCCTGCGATCGAAGCCGAGGACTACCTGCCCGTGCTGCACGTGCACGACGAAATCGTCAGCGAGACCCCCGACACCGAAGACTTCACCGCGGTCCGACTCTGCGAACTGATGTGCGCAGACCAGGGCTGGAACGCCGGCCTGCCGCTCGCTGCAGCGGGCTTCGAGACCTACCGCTATCGCAAGGGCTGAGACATGGACCGCACCGACCGACAACTGCTGATCGAGCGCGAACGCCGCGCCTACATCGAGGGCCGCGTGGAAGAGGCTGCACTGTTGACTGTTGCCATCAACGAGGCCATCGAGGGCGACGCGGATTCCTACAAGCAGGGCTACAAGGACGGCCTTGCAGCAGGGGGCGATGATGCGTGAATCCCAGATCGAGGCCTACCTCGTGAAGCGCGTCAAGGCGCTGGGCGGCGAGGTCCGCAAAGTCCAGTGGGTCGGCCGCCGCGGCGCACCCGACAGGCTGGTGATGGTGCCGAGGGTTCTGAACGCAAACCCTACCGGGTGGGTCGCCGACCCATGCACCATCACGACCACCTGGGTCGAACTCAAGGCGCCCGGCGTCGAGCCCGAGGCCCACCAACTCCGCGAGCACAAGCGCATGCGGGCCATGGGCCAGCGCGTGGTCGTGATCGACAGCATCGAGGGCGTGGACGCGCTGCTGGCATGAAGCCCTTCACCCCCCGCCCCTACCAGCACCAGATCGTTGACCACGTCCTGGCCAAGCCCAGGTGTGCGGTCTGGGCTTTCATGGGGGCGGGCAAGAGCGCGTGCACGCTGCTGGCGCTGGACGTGCTGATGCTGGCTGGCGAGGTCAAGCGCACCCTGGTCATCGCGCCGCTGCGCGTGGCCCGGACCACGTGGCCTGAAGAGCCGAGGAAGTGGTCGAACCTGCAGCACCTGCGCGTGGTCCCGGTCATCGGCACCCGTGAAGAGCGCGCGGCCGCCATGACCCGGCCCGGCGACATCTACACCATCAACTTCGAGAACGTGCAGTGGCTGGTGGGCTACTGCGCAGGGAACTGGCCCTTCGACTGCGTGGTGATCGACGAGGTCACCCGGCTGAAGTCCACGCGCAACATCCAGGGCAGCAAGCGCGGGGCCGCGCTGCGCGACCTGCTGTTGCAGAAGACGCCCCGCGTGATCGAGCTCACCGGCACGCCTGCGCCCAACGGGCTGCAGGACCTCTACGGCCAGATCCTGCTGCTCGACGGCGGCTCACGGCTGGGCCGAAGCTACAGCGCCTTCGAGAACCGCTGGTTCGGGTTCCAGCGCGCAGCCGACGCCCTGAAGATCAAGACCTACGTGAAGCGGGTCGTGTTCCCGCACGCCCAGGCCGAGATCCAGGGCCTGCTCAAGGACCTGTGCCTCACGGTCCTGGCCAAAGACTGCTTCCCCATCAACGAGCCTCAGGTCTTCACGGTCAAGGTCCAGTTGCCCCCGGACGCGCGCAAGATGTACCGGAACATGGAGCGCGAGATGTTCGCCGAGATCCAGGGCTACGGCATCGAGGCCTTCAACGCCGGCACCAAGAGCATCAAGTGCCTGAGCATTGCCAACGGCGCGGTCTACACGGGCTCGGACGAAGCCATCGAGTCCGGTGCCAGCCATTGGGTGGACGTGCACGACGCCAAGCTCGACGCGCTGGAGTCGATCATCAACGAGGCCGACGAGGGGCGGCCCATCCTCGTGGCCTACCACTTCCGGCCCGACATCGAGCGCATCCTGAAGCGGTTCCCGCAGGTCCGGCTCATCAAGACGCCCAGCGACGAGGCGGCCTTCAAGGCCGGGCACATCCCCGTGGGCCTCGTGCACGCGCAGTCCATCGGCCACGGGGTCGACGGGTTCCAGCGCGTGTGCAACACCCTGGTCTTCTTCGCGCACTGGTGGGCCATGGAAGACCGGGCCCAGCTCATCGAGCGCATCGGCCCGGTGCGCCAGATCCAGGCCGGCAACGTGCAGGCCGACGGCAGCAACCGGCCGGTCCTGATCTACAACATCGTGGCCGAGAACACCGTGGACGAGGCCGTGCTGTCCCGTGTCGAAGGCAAGCTCTCAACGCAGGACGCCCTCCTGCAGTACATGCGAAAGGTGGAAGATGGCCAAGCCTGAAGTCTGCTGCGGCAGCCCGGTGACGTGCGAGATGGAATGTGCGCTTCGGGAGGCTTACGCCGCCCAGCACCGCGGCGACAACCTCTCCGTGCCCGATCAGCATGCTGAGGAAGTGGCGGAGCCCCCCAAGGGGTGGAACCCGACCCCGGGCCAACCGAACGGCAGCACGCCTGCGCCTGATCGCGCCATCGACGTGTACTACGCCGACGGCTCGACCTGCCTGCGCACGAGGTCGGCATACTGCAACTGGTCCTTGGACTTGGGCCGCAAGTCGTTGATCGGTTGGAGGTACTCCGACCCTTGCTGCGGCAGCCCGGTGACGTGCACGATGGCATGCGAGCTTCGGGAGACCCACGCAAAGCAGCACCGCGGCGGCGGCAATCTCTACCGGCCGTTGCAGCCGGCCACGGCCGCGGATGTCAAGGTCTACGACGAGATCGCAAGCCCCTACGACACCCAGGTCGGCGGCGCGCACTACAAGGACATGCCCATTCAGCCGGTGCAGTACATCCTCGCCAATGGCCTGTCCTTCGTGGAGGGGGCCGTGGTGAAGTACGTCATCCGCTGGCGTGCGAAGGGCGGCGTCGAGGACCTGCGGAAGGCCCGCCATTTCCTCGACATGCTGATCGAGCACGAAGAGAAGGCCTTGACGAAGCCGTAGCCTGCGATACACTGGCCGCGTCAACCAGCCAGGAGCCCAACATGATGCCCTTGCCCCCGTCCATGCGCGCCGAAGACCACCTGCCGCTGGGTGCGCCCGAGCGCCTGAAGGCCGCGCCCGCGGCCCCCAAGCCGCCCTGCAAGCATCAGTGGCTGGCGATGCCCGACAGCAAGACGCACAGCCGTTGCGCGGACTGCGGCACGGTCACGCTGACCGAGATGGTGGCGCCCAAGCCGCCCCCGGCACCGGTGCCCTCGGCGCAGTGCCAGGAGGAAGACGACGACGCGCTGGGCGTGTGCATCAAGCCGCAAGGGCGGCCCCTGCTCGACTTCGAGCGGCTCATGGTCGAGGCCAACATCAAGGTCATGCACACGGTGGCCAACCCCCCGGTGGTCTTCGATCCCGGTCGCGTGGGCGAGCCTTTCACACCCACGTCCGAGTGGGTGCGCAGCTTCAAGCAACGCGCCGCCCGGAAGCAGGCCTCGCCCGAAGACGTTGCCCTCTACACCGAGTGGAACGCCCGCATGGTCGCGGCGAAGTACGCCCCCAAGCTGAAGCTGACCACCAAGCTGGAGCCCGGCACCAAGCTGTTCTTCAAGCCGGCCCCCAAGCCCTTCCCCGAGACCACGCCCTACACCTTCACGCCCCGGGGCTACCTGAACCCGAAGGACGGCCGCGCGCCTGCCGACACGCGCGTCGACCTCTACTTCATGGACGGCAGCACGGCCGAGGACTTCAACAGCAACTTCGTCAACTGGTCCCCCGACCTGGGCCCGCGGACTGTGATCGGCTGGCGCCGCACCACGGTCTGGCAGAAGCATGACGGGTCGACCACGCGGCCTGCGGGCGTGGGCTATGGAGAGAGCGTGCGGGTTCGCATGGGAGACGCAGAATTCACCGTGCCCGCGAGTTGCTTCTGGAGGGCCGGTATCGCCGAATGGCGCAGGCTCGCCCCGTGAAGCATCCCGACTGGACCGGCCGCACGGCCGTGGTCATCGCCAACGGGCCGAGCCTGCGGCAGGACCAGTGCGACTTCGTGGTCGCACGGCGGCCCTGCATCGCGGTGAACACGGCCTACGTGATGGCCCCCGAGGCGTCGGTCTACTACGCGGGAGATTTCCTTCTGTGGAAGGTGCACCACGCCCGCATGAAGGCGCGGCGGGCCGTGCGCGCGGGGGTCACGTGGATGTGGACTTGCGACGCCACGGCAGCCGAGCACTTCGGCCTGAACCGGTGGAAGGGCGCCAACGACGTGGGCCTGGGCGAGAAGATGATCCACATGAACGGCAACAGCGGCGCGCAGGCCATCAACCTCGCCTACCTGTTCGGTGCCTGCA